ACTGATGAACAGTTTGGAAAACTGATTCGTTTGTTGATGATTTATCAGTCAACAGGGGAAGAAAAAACTATAGACGATCCTCTTGTGGCTTGTGCTTTTGATGTAGCAAAAGTTGAGTTGGATATCACCAACAAAAAGTATTCCGAAGTCTGCGAGAAGCGTAAAATAGCGGGTTCTATGGGTGGTCTAGCAAAAGCTAGCAAATGCAAGCAAAAGCTAGCAAAAGCTAGCAAATCTAGCAAGACCTACCATAATGATAATGATAATGATAATGATAATGATAATGATAATGATAATGATAATGATAATGATAATGATAATGATAATGAAAAAGATAAGGATAAAGAAAAACATAAAAACATTATCCCCCCTATAAATCCCCCCACGGGGGATAAGAGGTATTTCCCTAACGATGAATTACTTGAAAAGACATTTAAGGACTTTAGGGAAATGCGTAAGAAAACCAAACACCCTATGACCGACCGGGCAATAGAGCTGATGTTATCAAAATTGGAAAAGCTCAGTACGGATCCTATTGAGCAGGTCAAGATTTTGGAACAGTCAATCCTTCATGGATGGTCGGATATTTACGAGTTTCGAGACGATCAGGGGAGAAAGCAGACAAGGATTGAGAGCATAGCCGATAGATGGGCTGATGTTCACTAGGGAGAAAACAATATGACGAGAGAAGAAGTGAAGCGATTGCTTATGACGATGGAAGCAATCTATCCGAATTTCAAGATCCGGGATTTACAGATAACGCTTGATGCGTGGTTTGAGATTTTGGAAGATCAGAACGCAAAGTTGATATTTGCCGCTCTAAAGAACTACTCACGCACAAACGCAACGGATTTCGCTCCGAGCGTCGGGCAGCTTATACAGAGCGCGTATGACATTCAGAACGGCGGCGGTAATGCCCTTACTCCGGGCGAAGCATGGAGCATGGTCTACAAGGCCTTATGCCGCGCAACATATTACGCCGAAGATGATTTTGCAAAGTTTCCCGAAGAAGTCAAGAAAGCGGTCGGTTCTCCGTCACAGCTTCGGGCGTGGGGTCAGGATTCGTCATTCAATGAGGGCGTTGCATCGAGTAATTTCCGCAAGGCATACGCATCGGTTTGCGAACGTAAGAAGAATGATGCGCTGATGGCACCCGAGATCAGGATTTTTTTACAGCAAGCGGACGTTAAGAGCATTGAGGGCTGATTTGATGGAGGAAAAGGAGTTCAGGGCTATAAAGGCCCGCATAGCATATAAGGACTATGTGGCACGTTTACCCAGATGCGATAAATGCGAGTTCTGTATGTTCGTGTCTGACCGTAAGAACGCATCCGACAGACGGGTATGCACCGAGCGTCAGGAAATGATCGACAACAGGATAACGACGTGTCCTACATGGTGTCCAAAGAGGAAGTGAGTTATGAGCGGAAACGATATTTGCGAAACCCTTACATCGCTGTCCACATACCAGGACGTGGTGAACGGGATCGCACTAAAGGATATGCCCGTAAAAAAGGCTTGTCTGATATCCCGTAACAGCATCAAGGCTTGGGGAATGGTGATGGACGAGTTCAATGACGTTATCACCACTCTGGAAGGCGAAACGGGATTCGAGAACAGAGTCTATCGGGCGGCATTTAAGAAAGCCCTTGAAATAGTAATGAGGGCGAATAAGTTCAGGCGGGAGGTTGTAAGGTGAGGAAATGGATTGCAATACTGCTTATCTGCGTATTGCTTATGGCGGCACCGTCACGGGAATGCAAGGCCGATATTAACGGCTATAGCATCGAGGAAATCCAGTTACTAGCTGCGGCTATGGAATTGGAGAACGGGTGCAACTCGGATCTGTGTTTGCTCTATACCGGCTCCGTGATTCTGAATCGGGTAGCGCATCCCCGATATCCCAACACGATATACGGGGTTCTGCACCAAAAAGGTCAGTATGCCGAGTGGACATTGCGACACCTTGATACCGTAAAGGTTAGCGAACGAACAATGTCTCTGGCATTGAAACTGATTATGTGCGGGAGTCTTGACACGGAGATCATCTTCCAGAGTATGCACCCTGAATTGGGTCATGTGAAGTACAAGGTCGATACAGACTATTTTGCTACGGAGTGAGGGAGAATGTTAGATTTTGGATTCTATAACATGGACTGCCTACAGGGCATGAAGGAGTTTCCAGATAAGTATTTCGACCTTGCCATTGTGGACCCGCCGTATGGCGGAGGATTCACGGAAGGCGGCGGGTGCCAAGGCTGGTTCAGCAAATACCACCAGACTATAACAAATGATATAGGGGGGGGCGGCGCTTCGGAGGACGGTTTGATCGCTACAAAGAGGACGACGCGGCCAGTGGAAAGAAAAAAATCATATCGTGGGACACGGCGCCAGAACAGGAGTATTTTGACGAGCTGTTTAGGGTCTCACGTAACCAGATCATCTGGGGCGGAAACTATTTTGCTTTGCCACCGTGCAGGTGTTTTCTGGTATGGCGCAAACTGACTATCTCGGAGAATTTCACGATGGCGATGGCCGAATACGCGTGGACTTCGTTCAACAGCAACGCGAAGGTGTTTGAGTACGCGCCGCAGGATAAAAACAGGTTTCACCCGACACAAAAACCGATAGCACTGTACGAGTGGATATTGAACAAGTATGCGGCGGAAGGCGACACGATCCTTGACACGCACGTTGGAAGTGCGTCCAGCTTGATCGCGTGCCATAACACGAACCACAAGTATGTAGGATTCGAGATCGACGAGACGTATTACAAGCTGGCAAAGGAAAGAGTAGAGCGGGAAACCGCACAAATGAACATATTTGATTACGGACTATAAGTGAGGTAGAAATGAAAGCGCATTGCTTATTTGAGCAATCAGGCACATTCAAGAACGAGTTTAAAAAGCTCGGAATTGAAGCCTATGATTATGACATTTTGAATGATTACGATGAAACGGATTTTAAAATAGATTTGTTTAGAGAAATAGACATTGCTTATGTTGGCGGGTGCTCAATTTTTGAGAGGTTTGAACGTGGTGATATTGTCTTTGCTTTCTTTCCCTGTACTAAATTTGAAGATCAGGCCCTTTTGTGTTTTCGTGGTGATCTTGCTCAAATGTCAGCTTATTCGGATGCACAAAAATTAGAATACGATTTAAAGCAACATAATGAGCTGCATAGAAACTATTCTATCATCACTAAATTGGTGCTTATTTGCATCAGGGGGGGGTATAAATTGATTATCGAAAACCCCTATAGTGAACAGCATTATTTAACACGTTATTGGGCGATAAAACCGAAAATAATAGACCGGGATAGGAGAGAAAACGGAGATATTTATCGCAAGCCTACACAATATTGGTTTATTGGTATTGAACCGAAAAATAATCTTGTTTTTGAAGCATTGGATTACGTTGAAACAGTACCCGCATTGCAAAAAGTGATTGGGAAGGAAGGAAGAAAAAGAGTACAGCTGCGAAGTGAAATTCACCCTCAATACGCAAGACGATTTATCCGGCAATACATACTTGATGAAAGTGAGGTAAGCGAATGACAAACGAAGAAGCAATAGAGGTTATAGAACAAGATATTCCTTGTGAATATGATACTGACTTAATCGAAGCACTTAATATGGCAATCGCCGCGCTCAAAGCCGAGCCTTGCGAGGATTGCGTGAGCAGAGAATTTATGTATAAGTTGGGTGCGAAGTGCATAGCTGTAAGAAATGGAAATGGTGAATTAGTAGCCCTTGCGTCTATAGAGAGTTTACCGTCCGTCACTCCGAAAATAACGGAATGTGAGGATGCAGTAAAGAGAGAAGCCGTACTGAATACCCTTGACACGATGGATGCGGCATTAGACGAAAACAGAACGGTTGAAGCCTACAAGGAACTGCTGAAAGAGTGCTTTAAGGCATTGCCGCCCGTCACTCCGAAACCTACGGAGTGCGTGGATGCGGTGAGCAGACGGGCGATGCTTGACGGGCTTGCGAGTATAGCAAAAGCAAAGGCGAAGAGTGATGCACAAAAAGCATTGATGGGCAGAGTGATGTTCTTTACGGAGAAATTGCCGTCCGTAATTCCGAAGCAGAGGTGGATTCCCGTCAGCAAAAGGTTGCCGAAAACTCACGGCGTTTACAATGTAACGAGACGTATAGACGGAGCGGACATTACCGATTCCTGCTTTTATGATGGTCAGGGAACATGGTATGACGATACGCGGATAAATCATGAGAGAAAATACCTACATGATATAACCGCATGGATGCCGTTACCCGAGCCGTACAAGGAAGGAGAGAGCGAATGAAACGTAAGCCAAAGAAAACTGATTATCGGCAAGGTTTAGAACCGTGGCTGAATAACAAACGCAAGAACAAGGCTTACAAGAAAAAGCAAGCAGCGGATGCTATGGCGAGATTTATAGAAAAATGTATGCGTCATGGCTATCCGTATCTGTAAGCGGAAGGAGCGAGCGAATGAAACAGATAGTGATTAGTGTTCCCGAAGAATGGTTAGAGGGAACACAGCTGAATCTTTATGACGTGATGGGTGCGGTGATGAATGGAATGGTACTTCCCGAACACCACGGAGACTTAAAGGATATCGGAAACATGGAATTACTCAACGTACAAGTGCATGATGATTATAGTAAGGGTTGGCATAATGCAATTGAATATTGTGTTAGACAATTAAGGGAACGCCCCACAATCATCCCCGCAACGAAAGAAGAAAAGCATTGTAAGGCTTGCAAATATAGCGATAACGGGATGATAAATGTCGAAAGTGAGCGTTGCAAGGCGTGTTATTATGACGGCAGATTAGGTGGTAATTGTTTGTTTGTACCGAAGCAGACCGCAACGAAAGAAGGTGCAGAATGATGGTTTCAATCGTTGTTTCATTCGTTATTCTATTCGGTATGTCGCTTGGTATGTCTTATCTAATTGGGTACGAAGCGGGATGGAAACAAGGCTTTAATGACGCTTATGATATGTACGAGAAAGAAGGAGCGAACAAATGAAACTGCTGATTGAGATCCCGGAAGAACAGTACAGAACCCTCAATGCTAAATCTCAGAACGACATAGTAACAGCCATTGACGATGCGTTGTTGATTAAAGCGATCAGGAACGGCAAGCCGCTTGATTCGGTGCTCGACGAAATAAAGACCGAGATAGAAGATTATGAATCTGATTGTAACTACCATCTTTCAGAAGAGGATAATTGCAGAACGTGTAACAAGATTACGTTCGGGAGTATCTATCGGATAATCGACAAGTACAAGGCAGAAAGTGAGGAGGAAAAAATGAAAAAGATACGTCTATTTTCAACTAAAGCAATAAAAAGTATTGAGGGAGACGAGGCAGAATTGTATGTCAATTTCTACTTAGTATTAAACAAAACTTATGGTTTCACATTTTTGATAGATGCTCCGAATTGGGCATGTACTGACAGACATCCTATAAAGCTATGGAAAGATTTTTTGATAATGCTTGAAGAAGAAAACGTTAAATACATGCGTAGGTATGAAGAAACCGGAAAGGAAGGATAAGGGATGAGCAGAGATAATAACAACGCCACAACGGGTGGCATAGGATTTTGCGGATTACTCACGATAGCGTTTATCGTACTGAAACTGTTAAAAGTGATAAGTTGGTCGTGGCTGTGGGTATTAAGCCCGACATGGATTCCCGCGATAATCATGATATTGATCGTCATTTGGATGGTATGGGGGTGACGAGGAATGATGCAAATTTGTGAGCTAAATAGGATTTTAGCCGCTATGAAAGAGGTTAAGGACTTTGATGATAATGCCTACTTCGATTTCGTACATGATCCGAGATATGGCCCTGATGGGATTCCAACTGTTCGCGTGGAGTTTTTGCAGAACGATGTTCATGTGACATTAGAAGCCCCCGTTTGCAAAGACGAAAGAAGGTGACGGGAACATGAGCCGATACAATTACTCATGCGCAAATGAATGCGGGGATGAAGATTGCGGTAAGTGCATGAAGCGCGGGATTATCTTCAAATGCCCGCCTGATTGCACCGATTACGAGCCGAACTTCCCCGTTGAGTATAGGCATGAACCGAAGGAGAAGGAGCAGAACAATGGATAAGATCGAGTGTTGCGGAACGTGTCAGTACCACAAGCCGGATAATACATGGCCTGATGATTGGATATGCACAAATCCAGAGAGCGAACGCTGCGGGGATTGGACAGAGTATGAGGATATATGCGAGTGCTACGAAGAACGCAGAAAGAAAGGGGGAAAGAAGAAGTGAACAGGGCAAGATCGTTTCAAAAAATGAGAAAGAGCGGGTTTTCTGATGCAGAAAGAGCATATATGTACGGGATAGCGAAGAAGGCAAGCCGGGAAATGGAACAGGATGCGACAGAAAGGGCATTCCTCTATATGCTCGCTATACCGCTCAATGTATTAGCTGATAGAGGGCTTGTCACCCACGATAACGCGGATGAATACATCAAGGATGTAGCAAGCCTGTTTTTGAGCGTCCAGAACGGAGTGGTCACAGACCAGGATTTAGCGGATCTGTTAAAGGACTATGCAGGGATCGAGTTGACCGCCGATTGGATGGACAGATTAATGGGGAAAGAGGTAACAGCAGAATGAGATTTTTGACGTTGGATGTTGTCAAGTGGGGATTGCTGATCGGGTCTTTATTCTTCTGCTCGATTCAGCTGAGCGGAATAGCCGCAAGGCTTCGCAATATCGACAGGGCGTTGACGGTATTGACAATCAATTCACTTATGCCGGACGTGGTAAAGGAAATAGAGGGGGAATTAAAAGGTGAGTGACGATAGAGTATTTAGCACAGGTGCGGTAAGGGATAATGCGGACGGGAAAGGCCGCATGGATCTCATACCGTGGAACGCCGTAATAGAACTGTCGAAGCATTGTGAGCGCGGCGCAAAGCATTACGGCGAGAACAACGTCAGAAAGGGTATCCCGTTTCATTCCCTTGCGGACAGCGGGGCGCGACACCTTGCTAAATGGATAGCCGGGATTCAGGACGAACCGACACACCTTGTAGCTGCCTGTTGGAATCTGATGTGGCTGTTAGAGCAGACCATCACACGCCCCGATTTGAACGATATGCCGTGGGGATGTGACGGCGAACCGTTTGAACGTGAGGAACACCCCGACGATGTAGCCGACATGGAGAAGAAGCTCGCAGAAAGCAGGGACGCGATAGAAAGATACTTCGCGGATCTGTTCGGATCTGACGATCCCGAAAACGAGGAATAAAAGAGGAATGCAGAATGGCTAAAGAGAAAGAACCGAAGGAACAGGGTGTGAACCGCCGCGTATTAAAGAACGCGATGGAAGCATGGAAAAGGCCCAAAGTGGACACCAAAGACCCGCAAGCCATCGCGCAGCGCATAGAAGAATACCTGAACTACTGCGCAGAACAGGATATTACTCCCGGTGTGGCGGGCTGCGCTAGTTGGCTCGGTGTAAACTATAGCACCCTTCAAGCGTGGCACATAGGGACGCGCGGCTCACCTGAACATCAGGCTGTCGCCGCTAAGTTCTACGGGCTTGTTCAGAATGTCTGGGAGCAGAACATGAACGAGGGAATCATCGACAAGATAAGCGGCATTTTCTACGGCAAAGCATTTTTCGGTCTGCGTGATACACAGGAGATCGTAGTACAGACGAACGGGCAGGAACAGATACCCATCGCGGACCTGATAGCCGATAGCAAGCGTTTAGCAGATGCGGGGACCATTGAGGCAGAATACCGCATGATAGAAGATGATCCGCACCGGGAACGCGCAGTAAACCGTCAGATAGCGGCAGAAAAAAGGACAGCAGCTGTTAAGGCGAATCAGCCGGTACGGAAGGCGAAGAGTAAAGAATATCACAAACAGTATTACAAAGACCATAAAGAGCATATGGACGAGACACGGCGCAAGAACAAGGAAAAGGCCGCAGAAAGGGCGCAGAAAGCGAGAGAGGAACGCAGAGAGAACCCCGCAGCTGCGACCACGAAAGAAGATTAACGGCAAGTAGACCCATATAGAACACTCCTTTTACAACGGGGACAGCTTCGGCTGTCCTTGTTGCTTTGTCTGGGATATCATAGCCCTTGCTAAAATGCCCGTATTCGGGTTTTATCCGTGTCGGTGTGAGAATGTAGGGGTATAATATAAAAAGCCCTTTACGGGGCTTTAAATGCGTTAAAACATAAGGGCATAAAGAAAGCCCCGCCATTTCTGACGGGGTTATTCTTACCAAAGGAAAATGATATATTTATCCTCATTGACCTTTGCCCAACAGTTAGCCTTTAACGTACCGATTTTTGCGGCCCTCATTTCGTCAACTTCCGCTTGTGCTTCTTCTTCATCCCATAAGCCGCCAATAAGGGAGTAATAATATTCTTCGCTTGTCATCGTGATATCTTCCATGTGCTTTTTCCTCCTTGTATTTTTGATTATAAATGAAACGCCCGGAATAATCTATTACTAAATTTGTGCTGTTTTTCCCAATGTTTGACCGTTGCCAATAGCTGCGAGTCGGAGTAATACGGGATTTTGATTTGGTAGCGGTCCAGATTCTGTTGCACAATGCCGAAGCCGTGAAGCGGGAGAGAAACCGCCGAATCATCCCCGATTATCTGGCGGGATTCTATGGGATTGTTGCACCGCAGCGCGACGCGGCAATTGCAGTTAAGGACGATCTCAGGCAGCAGGATTTTACGGTTCGGGGCTTGGGTCAGAATTACGAAATAGATATTCGCGGCTCTGGCTATGCTGATACTGTCGGCTATTAGTCGAACTATCTCTTTTGATTGCTGACTTTTCACTAGGTCCACAAGCTCATCGATGAACACATACACGGCGCTTTCCGTGCTTTTTTTCTGTCCGGCTCTCTGCATACTCTGTATACGCTCGTCAATCATCACTCGAACGGTCCGCAGAACGTCCACGATCGCGGGGATGGTGTCGGCGTAAAAAAGAGTGTGGGGTAGGTCCTTATACATATACAATTCAACCCGTTTAGGATCGATCAGAACGAACCTTGCGCCGCGCCCGTCTGATGTGGCACCAGGAAAGCGGGCAGAAAGCAACGCGTAGATTATCGAGTTTTCAAGGACCGATTTACCCGCTCCCGTAGTTCCCGCGATGAGCGTGTGATTGCCTTCTATCATGTCTAGGAGATAGGGCGCGTATGCCGCGCCGCTACTCGGTAAATGGTATGTTAATCTCATGTGATAGCCTCCAATTCGCTTTGTTTGTTTATCGCTGTATGGTGTCTATTATGGGCTTTTTGCCCTGTGCGCTGTAGTATTCAAGCACACGCGGGAATAACTCGCCCGCGTT